GCACTATGGCATTGTGATTGTGAATGATCTTGTTGTTGGTGATGCGTAAGCTGCGGGGACGCTGAGACGGACTCGGAAAACCGGTAAAGATCCCCACGCCGCCATAGCCGGACCCGGATCCCCCACTTCCGTCGACGTGCCCATTATCGTGAATATGGCAGCGGTCGATCACCAGGTTCTCGACGCGAACGGTAGTGTCCCCGATGAAAATGCCGTACATCGGACTGAACCGGATCTCACAGTCCACAATCTGGCAATCTACCGCGCTGATCATGACGCAGGCCGGGACCGACTGCGTGGGATTAATGCCGGTATTCGCCCGGTTGCCGTCAATTACGCAATTCCACAGACGGAATCCGCTGGCTGTGTTATATACCTGGATCGGACAGGCTGCGGTCAGATTCGCATTGGCCGCCGGTTGGATAATCGACGCGCCGGAGGCCATGCCCCTGACCGTAACGTTGGGGATCGCAACGCGAACCGCGGCATGAATCACGTTGGTTCCGGTAGCGATATAGACCGTGCCGCCCGTTCCGCCGGTGGCTATCGTCTGGAGGGCCTCCTGAATCCCTGCGGTAGCCGTCGCAATCGTCCACGCGCCCGAATGGGTATTGGCGCAGTTCACGATTACGGTGCCGGAAGGCGCTCCCGAAACTGCATTTCCGCCGGTAATCAGCACTGCTTCCGCGGCGCCGGTCCCGCCGCTGATGTAGAGGAAATGGTTCGTGTCGGTGGCGTTGATCCCGCGGGGAACGGGACCGAGCGTGATCACGTTGTTGCCCACGATGAGCGATCCTCCCGGCGATTGCGGCGCGAACTCAAACGAGGTATTCAGCAGCATTTGAGCCCCGGCCACGTTCGCCAGATTGGCTCCCAGTGCGCCTTCGATGGCTTCCACTTCCGCTACCAGCATATTGTGGTGCCAGGCATCGACAAATCCATTGACCGGCGCCCCTGCAAGATGAATGGCGGGCGTGGTCCCGTCGAATCCCCGCTGAATGGGAACGATGTTACCGGTAGGCGCGGCCGTCACCTTGACAATCTCCGCATCGATCGAGAGCAGATTGTATGCGGTAATCACAGAGGCATTCGATACGGTCATGGACAGAGAGACGGTATCGAGAGGCTGCGTGAGCGCGGTCTGCTGCCGGTCGACCGCAATCGCGAGATCGCTGTCGGTGGCGATCGCAGCCGGAAAACGCGCCGCGGGCTTACCGAGCGATCGCGATTCCACCGAACCGAAACTCTGCATTCGATAGAGATTTCTGGCTGTCATTGGGTCACCATCGTTCTAGGTTCCGCGGTAGTCTCGGCGGGCTCGGGCGCAGCGCCCTGCGCCGCCGGCAGCAGGTTGGCTCTATTCAACTGGACGAGCGTAGCCTTGTAGTTCTGGGCCTGCGCCGGAAGCGTCGGGTCCGGCTGCGACCGCGGGTATTCCGGCAGGATCGCGATCGCGAAGTTATAGCGCAAGGCCGCCTCGTATCCGGGCGGGAGGCTGATCGTGTCGGTGAGATTAACGAATTGCGTAATGGCCTGGAGGGAATGGATCTCGATCTGGCCGCCAGCGCCCGGCGTGGGCCAGAGATTGATGGTCACCATAGGGTACGTATACTGCACGTACATCTGGATGGGGACGGTGATCGGCTGGCCCGAAGGCTCAAGCAAAGTCGCCCATGCGGCGGCGTTGATGATCGGGACCTCGCGCCGGTATGTGCCGAACGAGACCGCGATCGCATCGCAGCGCGCCGGCCGGGTCCCAGCCAACTGACCGCCCGGCCCCACGGTAAACGAGCCTACCCCGCCGGCCATGGTGTAGGACAGGCGCTGCGGCTGAAAGCTGTGTACCGGATTATCGGGCGTCTGCGGAAAACTGGTGTACTCCATCATCGTGTAGAGTTCCACCTGGGTCGAAGCCGCGGGCACCGGCCACAGCCAGACGGTAGCCAGGGGGAACGCATAATCGACAAACGCTTTGATCGGCAGGTTGATGCCGCCGTCGCGTTCCACGGTCGAAGTCCAGGCGTCGGCATCGACGATGTCGAGGTGGCGGCCGTAGTTGCCGCTGCCGCTCGTCGCCCGCGCCGCGATGATCTGGACAGGCCGCGCGGTGGCGAAGCTGCCCCCCGGCCCCATCGTGTAGGACTGAGTGCCTGACAGTGGAAAGGTTTCCTTGTTGATGGCGTAGACGCTCAGCTTTTCGGTCGACCAGCTGGCAATCATCTGGTTGAGCGAGACTAACGCGTCGTTGAGTTCGTTCGTCTCGAGCGTCTCGCCCGCAGCGACGGCGCCGATCAGACGAAACGAGGAATGGATCAGATCACTTACAGTGGCCATAGAACTACCGTGGTTGTTTGGCGAACCTGCCCAGCTTGGTTCTAGGAGCCTCTGCCGGTTCGGGTTCGGAGCCTTTCGGCACAATCGTACGCGACCACTCCGAACCCAGGGCAGCTTCTTCGGCCGCGGAGTTGACGATCACCCAATCTTTCGTCGGATGAAACATCATCCGCGGATAATCCGGGTCCAGCGTCATTTGTTCTGCGCGGCGTCCAGTTTCGCCTGTGCGGTTTTCAAGAGCGCTTGCGGCAGATCGAATTCCTTCCAGTCCCCGCCGAGCACTTTCTCTTCTCCGGCATCGCCGACGATCTTGGGCCGCACGTTGACGTTGAAATAGAGCTTCGGATATTCGCTCTCGCCTGGTGCTGCTTTCGTCGGCGGAGGGTTCGTCGTCCACTCGGCGGGATCGAGCGCATCCGCTTCCTCCTGCGTATGGACGATCAGAGGCGGCGTGCGCCACTTCTTGTTGTAGTAGACGACCGGCGGATCGAGCGGCGTAGACTCTTTCGGGGGCGGCGCGGTCTGCGGCTCAGGAGCCGCATCAGGCGGCTGCTGCTGGGGCTGGGGTTGCGTCGACTGCGGATAATACGGATATTGGCTCATGGATTCTCCTCTAGCTCATGATCTTGCAAGCCCACTCTGGACGCGTTGCGGCCCACCCGTAAAGCGCGTCGCACCGAGTCACGAAGAGGTCATTGATAATGTCGTACATCGATACCATGCGGAGGGCGACTCCGGTGTCCGGATCCTGCTGGTTCGATCCGAACTGGATGTTTTTCGGCACCTCGAGCGGTGCCATGCCGAGCGTGAACGCGTCGGCGTGGAACGCGATTCCGGTCGGATAGACCTGGTTGGCGGTGCCGGTGAGGGTGAGCGGGGCGCCGGCGGCCGGAGAGCCGCTCACCGTCTGCCCGGGCATGGTGGTCACAATCGGCGGATAGATCGGGATGGTCGCGGCGCCGGTAGCGTCGGAGCTCACCGGAGCAGTGACCACGAACTGCATCAGGTCCTGCTTGAGGTCTCCGCTAACCCGGTTGACGCGGTAGACGTTGGTGATCGTGAAGGTGTCTCCCGCATTCAAGCGCAGCGCGGCCGCCGCGGTAAATCCGGTGACTGCGAGCGACGATCCGGTCTGGTTGGCGGCTCCCACCACAGGAGTACCCCCCTCCGGGCCGTTGGTATGGCTCCGGCAGTTCTGATCCATGACCCACTCGAAGCCGCCCATGACTCCCATGCGTCCGCGCTCGTACTGCTGTTTGACCTGAGTGGACGACTGGAACAGGCCCTGCGCGGCCTTGAGGGCGACCGTCTGGATCTTGGGCGGGATGCACATGGTGCGCGTGCCGTCCATGGGTGCCGAATTGGTGTCGAGCGTTTCGCCGGCAGTCCAGAACGGCGTCAGATCGGTCGGCGGCGTGCCGGGCGTGCCCACGGAGTTGCCGACATTCGTATCCGCCATGGTCAATCCGTCGATATCCACGGCATTGGCGAGAGCGACGGCCGCGCTGTCGAGGTAGCGGGCGGCGAAGTTGTCGATCGACAGCGTTAGGTCTTTCGACGTGAACGCGAAACCGACCACTTTCTGTTTGTTGAGTTGGAGAACCTTGTTGGTTTCGACGACGTTCTGCGGGGTCATTACCGGCCCGTCGGCCGCGACGAACATCACCGGGTCGCGGAGTCTCAGAGTGTCGCCGATCTTGGCGCCCTCAATCGCATATTTATCGTCCCAGGTATGGGTGACCGCGCCCGAGAATCCCAGATTGTTTTTGAAGCGTCGCAGTAGCTCATTCGTGATCACCTGCGACGTTAATAATGTGTTGGTAGACAATTACTTCCCCTTCAGTTGCGCCTCCCGCGCTTTCACCCATCGCTTCCAATCACGGGCGGTGTCGTCGTCGTACACGTTGTCAGCGGTGCGAACCGTGCCGTGCGGAAGCGGGGATGGCGGCCTGGGGGCGCTCGATACTTTGGGTCTGGGGTTTTCAGGAAAGGTCGAAGGGGCTAGCGTTGCGGCCAGTTTGCCGATCTCGAGAATCGCTTTCGCCGGCGAGAGCGAAGCGATCTTCTTCAATTCCGCAGGACGCGCGGCCAGCCAGTAGAGGATCTCCGCGCCATTGTCCTCCTCGAGCAGCGCCTGACGTGCAGCCAAAACCCCGGGTCCTAC